AATCTGGGTCTCGATTTGGTTGATTTCACGCTGCCGGTGCCACGCCTGCGCAGCGAAGGGCTCGCGCCAGAACTCCCCATCGTTCTTATCGAACCCGAAATGGTAGAACGGAAAGCGCCGGAATGCTCCATATGGGGAGTCCATCACCTGCACGACGAGATCGTTCACCATGTACATGATGCGACCATGCCGATACATCGGAGTCGGGGCCTCATGGAACTCAAACACGTAGCAGTGGTCATCGAGTTCTTCGATGGTTCCGTAGCTGTCGATCTGGTTGTAGCGAAGCTCAGCCGTGCGGTCAGTCATAATCCCATCATCACTGCGGATGATGTTCCCGAACTCAGGAAATCTTTGACGCGCCTTGGCAACAGGAACCACTTCACGGAAGCAGACCATCTGGGCTTCCTCTAGGGACTCCGCACCCGGGTCAATGAAGACGTCACGGGGGTCTCGGACATGCACGCGCACATCGCCCTCGTTTGCCTCAATCAGCTCAGGGATCTCTTCGCCCTGAGGCAGTGGCCCCAGCTGCTCATACTCCGGCGGACCAGGGGGCGCGTCGGGCATTACCCCGGTGGCCGCATAGGACTCTTCCGCCATAGCCATGGTTGCTTGCATCTTCTGCTGCATGAGCATCATCTCTTGCTCGCGCTGAAGAGAGCATTGAGGACACTCCTCCCCGAGTAGATCATCACCATAATCGTAGAAGTCGCAGACCTCGCAGAACGTGATGTCAGCACCCGCCGAATGGTCCCAGCTCACCTGCATAAAGGCGTTGCCAGCCCACGGTAGCTTGTTGTTTACGTCGAGGTATTTGACGTCGAGGTTCTCTTTGCGCCGAACGTACTGAAGGAATGCGCTCGCTGCGCGGGCAGCATGTTGCTCCTCGACATCTGTAGTGGCAGGAAGCACGGTACAGGTCGGGATGCTCCGCGTCAATTTCCCTACAAGAGATCTAGCTGTTGGCCGTAACACGTTGTTAACACTACGTAATCTCTTAGAGTCCTCTGCCGTAAGCCGAACAACCTCGCCCGTGTCCTTATGTCTAACAACGAGCTGGTCTCCTTTGAGGTAAAGACGGAATAGCTCCCAGTCCCGGTCGTACGCGGACCTGGATTCGTGTGACTTGATGAACCATTCCTGGAGATTTGTCCCCAGCTTCTTCAGGTCATCCGATTGGGTGTGTGAGTCTGGCGGGGTATACCCGTCAGCAATCCCGGCAAAGTCCTGGCTGTCACCGTCCTGGGGCATCAGTATTCTCCGTCGTCACTCGCTGCCTGGTTCTTCTGGGCAAAGGCCTCCGAAGCGCGGGACTTGGTAGCAGCCCGCTCCATGAGCATCTTGTGAATCATCTTCTGGTATTGCATCATATCGCCCCCGCCAGGAGCCTCATTCGGCTGCTGCATCTGGGCTGGAGGACCCTGCTCTGTCGGCACAAACTCCGGGTCTATTGGAAACATGCCGTCGTCACTGACCGGGTTTTCAACCGGCTCGTTTAGAACCTCGTCCTCATAGAGGTCTTCCGGCTCCAGGGGCCCGTGGTCATCCATGGTCTCATAGCCCGCCGGCTGTCCTACTGAATCCTTGTATGGCATGTCATTGTCCTAACGTATCCAGGAGAGCTGGGTCATAAGCGACGGGTCTGCCTGACTGATTCAGCAGCATCTCCATCATGACCTGACGACGGTACTCGTTCAGATCCATCGCAGGCAAGCGCATGGGATCTTCGGCCATATGCATAGGGGATGGTAGCTGGGGAAGTGGCTGGTAACCGGCAGTGTATCTGCCAGCTGATGGACCCGGTGCGTGGAGGGTGCCTGTGTCCTGAAGCCGCTGGGCCATACCCATCAGTGCTTCTTCTTGCCGCTGCCGCGCCTCGGCTCGCTTATCTTGCTTCATGAGCTGCGAGATGTACTGAGCCTGCGCCTGAATATCCTGCGCCCTTCTGCCTGTTCTCGCCCGAGCAGCACCCTGTCTAATCCGTTTCCGGTGGGCCAACTGCTGCATCATAGAGGCATCCTCGCCAGGGGGAAGGAGGTCCGCCGACATGTCATACGGCCCCTCCCCAAGATTGGCGGCCATATCAAAAGCGGGACCAGCAACACCCCTTGGCTCGGGGAGAAGGTTCCCCGCCATGCTGTAGCGATAGTTAACACCGGGAGGCATTGGGTTACGAAGTTGGTCCTCCGGTGAGCGCGGGTCATCCCGCGCTAGTCCTTGTTCAAGATTGGCGGCCATGTTAAAGGCTGGGCCCGACGCGGCTGGCCCAGTTGCACCACCTCCCAGAATATACTCAGCCCGAGCCCCGTACCCGTATGGGTCAGCAACCTCGCGAACAGATGGGCCGCCCCAGTAATCCGCTTCCGGCTCAGGCACAGGAGCAAACGGGCCAAGAGCCGTGGGCTCGTAGGACATAGTGGGCCCAGCGGACGCCACCGCACCAGGAGGGGGGGCAGCGCCCCCGCCACCCAGGTCGTAGGAGCCCCAGTAATCAGGATCTCTCTCCCGCGCCATACCGAAAGCCGCGCTCCGCGCCTCATCCATAGGCAATCCAGCCTCCAGGCCGAAATCAAATGCCTCGTCGAAGTAGCCCATCGGGCGCTCAACCGCAGGTGCCGGTGCCCTAGGCATTAAGTGCCGAAGATGGGCAGGCATCTCCGCCCGTGTCATCGTCGGAATGCCCGCCGCGAACTGCCTGTATTGGGCGTGCTCGCTCAGGTCCATCGGCGGAGCCTGAGGCGGGG